CTGGTCGTATCCTATCGCCTTTGCGAGCTCCCAGAATGCCTCGCTGTCCGGCATCTCGTATCCTTCCGGCTCGAAGATTGTCTCTCGGAGTTCCTCGAGGAAGTCATGCCATTGCTGTGTGTCTGTGTAGTCGGTCGTGCTCTTTCGCTTCCGCACGTTTCGGTTGATGAGTTGTACGTCGAAGCCCAGCGACCGATCGAGTATATCTTCTCGGTACTGGCGTTTCCGCGTGTGCGATACATCGCCGGTGAGCTGGTTGTCGTTCTGGATCGCGTAGTATTCCACCACCGGTCCCTCGAAGAATTTCCTCTGCTGTTCCACTTCAGGGTTCACGAGCCGGTAGGTTACCTCGATGAGCCACGGAAGCCACAGCGCCTCCACCCGTTTCGTCACTTCCTTCAGCCAAGTGTCCTTGCGCGCGATCGCAGTGTCGTCCGGAGGCAGAATGCCTTCCGGAGTCACTTTGTACCAGAGTGTTATTTTCTTGGTGAATACCATGGACTAGAATGGGATGTCGTCTACCGCATCACTCGCCTCTGCAGGAAATTGCGATGCATCGTTTGTGTCCGGACCCTCATCCCGGCTCTCCTCCTTTCGAGGAGTTGTGCCTTGCTTCTTCGACCCGAATTGCATCGTCTCGCACACGATCTCCGTGCGGTAGTGCTTCTGTCCGTCCTTCTCCCAGCTCCGCGTCTGGATGCGCCCTTCGATATAAATCTGATCTCCCTTGTGCACGTACTGCGCGATCAGTTCGGCGGTCTTCCCGAACGCCACCACGTTGTGGAATTCGACATCCTCCTTTTTCTGTCCGCTCTCCTTGTCCTTCCACGTCCGATTCGTTGCGACCGAGAAGTTCGCTACTGCGCTTCCGCTCGGCAGATTCTTCAGCTCCGGGTCCCGTGTCAGGTTCCCGATTATCGTTGCTTTGTTGAGGTACATAGTTTTGTTATTCCTAGTGTTTTTTTAATCTGCGACCAATCCTTTCTCGGGTACTTGGCGAGGTCGGCTTCTGTTGCGAGCATGAGTGATGCCGCTTCGAATGCCATCCGTACCGCTCCGTCTTTCGTAACCATACCGTGATGATGCGAGCACCCTGCCACTATCGCCCACAGCTCATTGATCTGCTTCCCTGCGTAGATCCATGGATGATGCCACTCCGGATTGCGTATGCGGCCGCTACAGAGTCCGTAGATGTCTTGAACCGGAGCGAGCGCACACCGCTTCATTCTCTCCAGTCCTTCGAGCTCCTGGCGCATTGTAGCGGGTATAGGTCTCATATCACCACGGTCTCTTGAGTGATTAACTCGTAGAACGCTTTCAGCTCCGGCTCTTTGATTGCGCCGAGGTCGGCGATCCGGTATTCGAAGTACCGCGCGCCTGTCTTGCCGATGGTCATCCGGCGCTCCACCAGTCCTTCGTTCTCCTGGTAGATTGATAGTCCGTTTGTTGGTCCCTTGTAGCTCATGAAGAACCACGCATCGATTTCCTTGATGTGCACCTCCCCGACGAATTTCCACGCTGGCAAGAATTGCTCAGGGTTCTCTTTGTGCGCTACCCAGAGCAAGTAGAATGCGGTCTTCTTCTGCGTGAGTTTTCTCATAGCTTTTTGATGGTGAGAGCATAGCTCTCCACCCTTCGCTTCCGGATGACCGGCTCCCCGTCTCTTTTCAGATTCAGCGCTTCTCTGATTGCGCGGGATGCCGCAGTTGCCGGTGCTGTGGCTTTGACTGTGTGCTTGCTCTCTATCGGGTAGGGAGCGTATGCCTTCACCGTCACGAGATAGTGCGTCATAGCTTGAACGTCCCCACCTTCCTCCAGAGTACGACCGTCTCCTCTGTCTTCTCCTCTTTGAAGTCGCCCTTCGTCTCCTCGGTCCACCCGAGTTCCGCGCGGAATTTCTTGTATTCCTCGCGCTTGGCGAGTTTGGCGGCTTCCTCCTCCTGTTTCCGTGCCGCTTCCTCTGCCTGTCGTTTCTCCCGCTCCACGCGCTCTATTTCTGCCCTACGCGCGTCTTCAGCGGCTTTTGCGCGTTCTTCCTCGCGCGCCTTGTCTTCGCGCTTCCTGGCGTCCTTTTCTGCCTGTAGGCGAGATGCCTCGGCTTCATTGGCTCTCTTGTCTGCGTCTGCCTTCTCCTGCGCTTCGAAGAGCGCCTTCTCTTTCTCGGCGAGTGCCTTTCGATTCTCCTCGTCTTTCATCCTCTGGTCGGCTTCAGCTTTCAGCCGATCGGCTTCGTTTTTCTTGGCTACCTGCTCGTTGAAGTATGCCTCGAATGCGGTGCTGTCGAGGGTGAGGAGGAAGTCGTCTGATGCTTCCACCCCGATATCACGGAGTCGCTCGATGCGCGCCGGCAGTTTCTCCATCCGCTCCTGTCTGATGGAGAGTTGTTCGGCTTCTTCTTCAATCGCTTTGAGACGGTCTTCTTCCGGCTCGATGATACCGATGAGTTCCTTCTCTTTGGCGATGACTTTTTTCTGGTAGAGGATTGCGTCCTCTCTCAATTCTTTTCCCTTCTTCTCGATCTTCACCCGAGCTCCTTTGAGCGCGATGCGATTCTTGTGCACGATGTCGAGCTGTGCCTTGTCGGTCAGGTCCGTGGCAGTGATACCCTTGGTCACCTCGACCATCCGCGTGAGTTCGGCTACGGTCGGGTCAAACTTCTCTATGTCTTGTTCGTTCATGATCCTAGAATTGGTCTGGTAATACGATCTCGCGCCACTTGAGCCAGTCGGCTCGGAATTTCTCCAGAGCTTCCTTCGCTTCTTTCACGGCGTCCTGCACGAGTTCGTTGCTTCGCTCCACCTCGACGATGTAGAGCTTCTCTTTGTCATCGATAAACCTGGCATCGTAGACGATGAAGTGGAGCTTTTGCAGGTCGGCGTTCACAAGGAAATACTGCACCACCTGCCACTTGTAGTCCGCAGGGATGCCGAGCCACGGTATCTTCGCTTTGGTGAGTCCGCTTTCTTCAGCTGGAATCATATTCGCCAGTCGGTAGAGAATCGCCGTCTTGCTGTCCGGGCTTTTCACTTCCACCGCCTCCGTGTACTTTCCATCGTTTTTAATCATGCCATCCGGAGAGAGCGCCACCCAGTCGTACTCGTCCGATACGCACACCCCAAGTTGGTCCACGATCTTGCCTGTTCGGGTTTCAAACTCTTTGATGGCGAATATCTCCTCCGCTTTGCCGCGCTCCATTTCCGCGCTCGTCACTGGCGCTTTGCTTTGCTCGGTCGCTTCTTCAGCAATGAGCTCTGCGATGAGACAGAGCCGAGCGTAGGCAGTGCCCATCACCTCATCGAGCTTGGTGCCGGTTATTTTGCACCGACGCTGTTCATGCCAGTCCTTTGTTCCCTGCTCCACGGTGATGGTCCTCATGATAGTTTTGCCTTTAGTTCGTCCTTCCTGCTAATAAGTCCCTTGTCGTTTCTCGCCGACACGGGGAACGCTCCCCAGATCTTCTTCAGCTCGTCGAGCGTTGTCGCTTTTGCGAGCTTTGCCGCGTATGCGTCCGCATCGACTGCTATCTTCGGTATGAAATCCCGTATGCGGAGCGCGTCCTGCAGTTTCCCGAACGCTTTGACCGGCGTTGCGTAGACCTGTATCTGCTTCCCGACCCATCCGTCCGGATGCGAGCCGTAGAGATTCGTGAGCGTGTTGCCGTTGGTGATATTGAGTATCATCTTCGGCGCATCCTCTTTGAAGTAGAGCACCTGCTTTACCTTTTTCCCGTCAGCGGTCATCACCTCCTCCTCGCCTTCGAATTTCTCTATCGTGAGAAGCATCTCCTCTCCTTTCTCGAGGTTGTGGCTTCCCAGATAGTCCTTGTCGAGGAAGTTTTTCCAGTGACGATTCGCTCCTTTCTCTTTTTTGGAGAGCAAGCGAACATCTTTTTCTTCCATATGCGTGTTGTTTAATTTCGGGTAAGCGCCTCTTTGTTGCCCACCGGAGAGCTACTCGCTCTCGTCTTCTTCGGCGTCGTCCTCGATGCCCATGTCTTCGAGGCCTCCCTCTCCGAACATGTCAGCGGGGTCTTCGCCCGTCAGTTCTTGTATCTCGCTTCGTTTCATGTGTGTATGTTGGCTCTGGTAATCTCGACCTTCTTCATTGTACCGACTCCCGACTGTAAGGTCTAGTGCGTTGTCCCCAACCGCTCAAGGAGCAGATCCATGAAGACCTTTATCGTTGTCTCCCCTCCCGTCAGTACCCCTATGGTTTCCTGTTTTTGGGTCAGGATGTCCACGATGTCTTCCTCGATCGTCTTTTCGAGGACGTAGTAGTACACATTCACTGTTCCGGTCTGCCCAATGCGGTGCGCCCGGTCCTCCGCCTGATGGTGGATTTCCGGACTCCACTCCATATCAGCGAAGATAACGTGCGATGCGGCCGTGAGATTCAGCCCTACCCCGCCGGCTTTGATGTTGGCTACGAACGCCATGATGTCGTCGCTCTTTTGGAAGCCGTCTACCGCCTCCTGTCTTGCTTGCATGTCATCAGCTCCGGTGAGTGTCACGGTCCCGATCTTCTTTTCTCGCAATGCCCCGGCTATCTGCCGGATGGTTTCCGTGTACTGGCTGAAGACGATGACCTTTGTCCCTTGTTCCGTGGCATTCTCTATGTCCGCGACGATCCGGCTTATCTTTGCCAGAGAGCAGACCTGCTTCAGTTTGGTGAGTTCCACCAGACCTTGAGCATTGATGATGTTCTGCAGATCCTTCTTCAGCGGATTTTTGGCGACGTAGTCGAGGTACTGGTCCCATGCCGTGTCGTATTCTTTCTGCCACTCGGGAGTGAGTGTGCATTGCACGACCGAGATTATCTTCTCCGGCAGGTCCAGCACTTCTTCTTTTGTTCGGCGAAGGATGGCTCCCCGTGTCAATTCCCGCAGTTCCGGCAGTCGCGTTGCGCCGCCTTCTTCCCAGAATCGTATCACCCCTCCCCCGCGCCTGAATATGATTCTTATTTTCCCATCGCAATACCGGGTGCTGTAGTCGCGGCGGAGTTTCGGCAGTGATTTCTTTTCGTCGTAGGCGAGCGGATGCCGGATGGCTCGGAGGAGTGAGAACATCTCTATCGGTCGGTTCAGCACCGGTGTGCCGGTCAGCATGAAGACGTTTTTCAGATGCTCGGCTATCTGCAGTACCGC